ATGGGGAACATCTCATCAGAACTCCTCGGACCCCTCGTAGGATTTCAGGTGGTGTTTTTCTTGTGGACAAAAATCCTAACAATAGCGCAGAGTCTAGACTCGTGGTGGACTTCTCTCAGTTTTCCCGGGGGGATTCCAGAGTGCTTTGGCCTAAATTTGCAGTCCCAAACCTGCAAGCACTCACCAACCTCCTGTCCACCAACCTGTGCTGGCTTTCGCTGGATGTGTCTGCGGCGTTTTATCATATACCTCTTAGTCCTGCTGCTATGCCTCATCTTCTTGTTGGTTCTCCTGGACTGGAGGGGCTTGCTGCCAGTGTGTCCCCTCAACCCAAACAACCAGACAACCATGAGATGCACATCCTGCACAATCTCTGCGGACGCGCTAACCTCCTTTCCCTACTGCTGTTGTTCAAAACCTTCGGGAGGGAATTGCACCTGCTGGCCCATTCCTTCATCATGGGCTTTCGCAAAATTCCTATGGGAGTTGGCCTCTCTCCGTTTCTCCTGGCTCAATTCACTAGTGCCCTGGCTTCAGTGGTTCGCAGGACTTTCGCCCACTGCGTGGCTTTTAGCTATATGGATGATGTGGTATTGGGGGCCAGGACTCCTCAACACCTTGAGTCCGTTTATGCCTCTGTTTGTTCTCTTTTTTCTTCTCTGGGGATACATTTAAATCCCTCCAAGACTAAATGGTGGGGCAAACATCTGCATTTCATGGGACTCGTCCTGTCCCCCGCTGGGGCCCTGCCACAAACCAAACATCAGTCCCGTGCTCTCTCTTGTCTCAAACGTCTCCCCACTTATGTGGTCCTGGACTGGAAACTTCTGCAACGCCTAACGGGCCTTTTGGGGTTTCTAGCCCCCTTCACGGCCTGCGGCTACCCGGCCCTCATGCCGCTTTACGCGGCCGTTCAGGCCAGGCGCGGTTTTGAATTTTCCCCGGCATACAAAGGGTTTCTTTTGCAGCTCTACAGTCACCTCCTCCCCGTTGCTAGGCAACGGCGGGCGGTTTGCCAGGTGTTTGCTGACGCAACCCCCACTGGCTGGGGCCTGGTTAATCATCAGCTCGCTGCTTATAAGGCGGGTCGCTTTCCGCGACCTTTGCCCATCCACTGCGCGGAGCTGATCGCCGCCTGTCTCGCTCGCCGCTGGTCGGGGGCTCGAGTGTTGGGGGTCGACAATACCATCGTGTGCTCCGGGAAGTTCACGCACTTCCCATGGCTGCTCGGCTGCACTGCGAACTGGATGCTGCGCGGGACGTCGTTCTGCTACGTCCCCTCGGAGTTGAACCCCGCGGACGCCCCTTCCCGCGGCCTCCTCGGGATCCTCCTCGCGCCGCCGCCGCTGCTGTTCCGCCCTTCCACCGGTCGGACCTCCCTGTTCGCCGTCTCCCCGCCTGCGCCTTTTCATCGGCCGGACCGTGTGTCCTTCGCTTCACCTGTGCGGACCTTCAAAGACACATGGAGACCCCCCTGAACTTTGTCACTTGGCAGGGGGCCCGTCAACGTGGACACTTTCTAAGAACTTTGGACTACTGGGACTGGTACATTAAACAATCATTAATGAATCAATGGGAGGAGCTGGGCTTAGGTGAAAGGTTAAATACATATGTATTAGGAGGCTGTAGGCATAAATTGAAGTGATCCACTTCATCATGTATCTTTTTCACCTGTGCCTGATCTTTTGTTCATATCCCACTGTTCAAGCCTCCAAGCTGTGCCTTGGCTGGCTTTGGGATATGGACATTGATCCTTATAAAGAATTTGGAGCTTCATCTCAACTGATCTCTTTCTTGCCTGAGGACTTTTTCCCAAATCTTGCAGAATTGGTCGAGACCACCACAGCTCTCTATGAAGAAGAATTAGTAGGTAAGGAGCATTGCTCCCCTCACCATACTGCTTTACGATCCTTGCTAAATTGCTGGGGAGAGACTGTTAGATTAATAACTTGGGTCAGGAATTCTGTGGAGGGACCACTCATACAAGATGCCATTGTCCAGCAAGTTCAGGCCTCGGTGGGCCTGCGCATGAGACAGTTAATGTGGTTCCATCTCTCATGCCTAACATTTGGACAGCCCACTGTCATAGAATTTCTGGTCTCTTTTGGAACATGGATCAGAACCCCGCAAGCTTACAGACCCCCTAATGCACCCATTCTCTCGACTCTTCCGGAGCATACAATCGTTAGGAGAAGAGGAGGTTCACGCGCTACTAGGTCCCCCCGAAGGCGCACTCCCTCTCCTCGCCGACGCAGATCTCAATCGCCGCGTCGCCGCAGATCTCAGTCTCCAGCTTCCTCCAACTGCTAGTATCTGGGTGCACAAGGCAGGGGGGCTTACGGGACTCTATTCTGACAAACCCAAATCATTCAATCCACATTGGAAAACTCCTGAATTTCCACAATTACATCTGAGACCTGACCTTATCGAATATTTGACCCATAGACTTGGGCCACTCACATCAGCTGAAAAAAGGAGATTCAGGCTGTGCATTCCAGCCAGATTTTTTCCAAACAAAACTAAATACTTTCCTCTTTACAAGGGAATCAAGCCCTATTATCCAGATAACCTGCTCACCCACTTCTTTCTGACATCTCACTATCTCAGAACTTTGTGGGAAGCAGGAGTCACATATTTGAGAGAAACTCAATCCTCAGCATCCTTTAACGGATCACCTTATCCCTGGGAACAAAAACAGCATAACCATGGGACAGAACGGATCAATTCCAAACCCAGTAGGGTTCTTCCCGGGACACGAAGTACTACCAGACTTAGAAAAGCTGGGAACGGACCCTGCACTCGGCCCTTACACCTATTGGGACAGAGTCCCCTTCAAAGATCCAGACAGAGAGAAGCTTCGAGCCTGGGCAAGGGGAGATCCTCCCCCAGATTGGGCTCCCGCACTCACACCTCCTCGCGGAGGCCTTTTGGGGTCAACAGAGATCTCCCAGGGGGTACTAACCACTTTCCACCCAGATGGCTCGATCACAAAAACAGTGACAGGAAAACCTCCCATCATCATACCACCTCCACCTACCAAACCAAACAAGCAAAAGGGGGGGCAAAAGGACGGATCCTCCCTAATTCTTACACAACCGCCACCTCCTCTCGAACCTACCAATCAGAAGCCTTTAGCGACACCTCCCACAACACCACCCAATCGGAGCAGGGGGAGGATACCCACTCCCCCTACTCCTCCGGTGCGGGTCACTCATCCTCACCTGAACATGACCAACCAGACGTGGAGGGAGCGATACGGCCATCTCCTCTCTGCGCCTGGTCCTACCTCCGCTCCCATCCAGCCTGCGGACCCCACTGTCTCAAGCAGTGCACCCTTCTCCTGGACGACTGGGGACCTTGCTCTCGAC